TTAGGAACTCTATTAGGATTCCAATGTGTAGAGAAACTGGCTACACTAAATTTCTGACAAGGTGGACTTGCCCATATAATGTCAGGTTTATAATCTCCTAACATAGATATATCAAAATCCATGATATCCATAGTAAAATCAGCATTAAACTGATTTTCAAAGTCTAATGTTTTAGTTTCATAACCAAACTCTTTAGCTACTTTACTAAAACTTTTAGTTCCACAAAATAGTTCTAATGTTTTAACTTTACCATTAATATTTTTTATCATTAGTATATAAACCCTGTATCTTCATAACACCTAGTTTTAGGGTTAAATTTAAGCGTACACTCACCAATAGAGCCTTGTATGGTGTCTTCTCTTACCTTACATACTCTTACTTGAGTTACATGGTTCTCAAAATCCCTTGTAACAATGGTGATTGTATCTCCTTTATTGTTAAACATTGCGCCACCACTAATATCATAGGCACTCTTTACTTCAAACTTACCCTCTGTATTTCTAATCTGCTTGGTTGGGTGCGCCACAAGGAATGTTATGGTGTTGGTTTCCCTGTTAAATCTTTTGATCTTACTAATCAACATGCTGATATGCTCATCTTCTCTTAGGGTTCTAACAGGTGATAGCTCGTTATAAGGGTCTATTAACAGTCCATTAATGCTGTAGTTATCTACACAAAATTTGGCTCTTTCTAAAATCCAGTCAACATCAGGTAGTCCACCTTTACGATCAATGAATAAAAAATGTTCTTGTATAAACTTCAATGCCTCTATTACTTCCTTTTCTGTGGCTCTGTTTGGGAATACTGTTGAGAATGGTTTGTGCAAATATTTCTCAATAACCCTCTGCAAATTAACACCCAGCTCACTTTCGGGTGAGAATAGCAAGAACTTCATATTGTCGCTTTTAGCTAATCTCATCATTATGTCCAGTGTTAGAGAACTCTTGCCCGAATTTGGTGTTCCAGTAAATATGTTGAAACTTGGTTTAAGTATCTTCAAATAAGGGTGCAGGTCTTTGAAACCTACATTGTATTGTTTAAATGTCTTACCAGCGTATAAATCCATTACATCTGTATACAAATCTCTTGCTGTATAAACACCATCTATATTTTTCTCGTTTTTTTTATCTGTCATGATTTACTCCATAATTTTAACCTGCTAAAAAATTCCTATTCTTTTTACTTCTAACCTTAAACTCCCTTGTTTTTTTAGGTTTAGTTATATTAGTATACTGAGAAATATTTGCGCATTGGGTTGTCGTTTCTTTCTCATTGGAAATTCCATTGTGCAATATTTTCTCATTGGATATATTTAGCGTGTATCTGTTGTTTATTTTTAACCCATTGCTCGATTTTGTTATTGTTATGAGTTTCTTCTTCTCTAAAGTCTTAATGTATGTGTTGATCGTTCTCCTACTACAATGACATAAAGTAGCTAGATGTTCTTGACTAGGGAAACATGAATGACTCTCGTCAGCATAGTTACCTAACATCATCAAACAAAGTTTACTGGTAGAGTTACCAGTATTCTGCTCACTAGCCCATTTCAACGCTGTGAAACTCATTTTAAATAAAAGTCATTTGGCTCTACAGTGCCTTGAGTGATATGGTAAATTTTAACCATATTGTCCTTAGATGGTATTCGTGTTCCATACTTATACTTAGACATGGTTGTTATGGGTATACCACAATCATTACTGAATGATGCCAGTGTCTTATTCTTTACATTAAGATAATCTCGTAAGTGCATATTATTCCTTTATTTGTTATCAGTTATTGCATGTTTCATCAGAAACACTGCTTGGAAATAATATAATCTTTATAACCCATATTGTCAATTTATGGTTGCAATTAATTTTGATGAGTTCATAATGGGTGACAAGTTAGACAGTTTGTGTCTAGCTGTAAATAACGAGTATTGATATGAAAGACTTTAAAGAATTTATAGCATACTACAAAACTTTTTTAGAAGATGATAAGTATTGGTTAGACGATTTTCTCAATAACAAGATACTTATAATGTTTTTAGAAAGACATTATCTGAATACAGCTACACTTGATGCTAAATATCATGTGCAAAAAGATTTAGGTATAAGAAACAAAACAGACTTTTTTATGGCAGAATTTATAAGGAGTGACTTATTTCAAGATGCGCCTATAGATGATATCAATAAAGAGTTATTTATATATAAACTTACTAGGAGATTACAATAAATGAGCAATCAAATACAACAAGATACGCCATTAAAGGAGCTGATAAAAAAAGGAGAACAAGCAAATTGCCATTTGTATGCTCTTCTAAAGGCTAGAAAAGAAATTCATGAAACTGGATTTGGTGAGGATAAACAAGGTCACTTCAAAAATAAATATATTCCAATAGATATAATTGTTAAAACCTGTGAGCCAATACTACTGAAACATGATCTGTTAAGTGAATGTACTGAAGTACCAAACTCTAGTGACCCCGAACATAGAGATAGATGTAGGTTTAGACTTACAATTACCTATGTTAAGACTATGGAATCTGTTTCATCTGAGATAACTTTATATGCAGAAAATAAGTCTATATGGTCTAAACAGTCTGCATATACTTATGCTAAGAGAAGTCTTTTCTCTTCATTGCTTTCATTACCAACTGAAAAAAATGAAGATGATGATGGCACTGGCGCAGTAGAAGAAAATCAAAAAAACCTATTACAGGGTAGAGAAAACAAAACAACTAATAAATCAACATCAAGGAGCTTTGCATAATGACTAAAATAACTTATGAAAATGGTAGACTACAAGACCCCAAAGAAGATCAACTTCTTATGAGGGTAGGCAAGATTAATTTTGAGCCTAAAGAACCCGAAGAAGAGGGTGAAAACAAGGCTCTAAATGAGCTTGAATCTCAACTTAGGAAACATAATCTTCCCGAAGAAGAAAGAACTGATCTTAGACAACAAGTTCAAAGACTCAAATATGGTCAGAAACTTATTGTGGCGCAGTTCACCAGCACTAAAACAAAAACCAATGGGGAGCAGGTAACTAAAAATTATTATCCAATCTACGCAGAAGTAGGCGTAATGTTTGTGCCTACAGATAGAGAAACTGGTAAACCTATTGAAAGAGCATATGATCTACAAGGTAATATAAACATTGATGGTAAAGACTTGAACGTATATGCTTATAAAGGAGAAGATACAGAATGGAGTACAGGTAACATGAATCTTGCTTTTCATACTAAAAATGAAATGAATGGTATACCTGAAGAAAGAAATACTGAACTTCCTAAGAAGATAGAGGAGTTCAAAGAAAAAGTAGACGAGGTATTGGTTAATAAAACACCTGAAGAAATACCTTTTTAGATTTTTCCTCGCACCCCCCCCTTAGGTGCATTAGTGGGTAGGTTTATGATTTTCCTACCCACGCTTTTTTAAGAGAAACGATATGACTATACACCCAATGAAAGATAAGTATTTTGATGAACATAAGCCTGACATGAGCTTAGACCCTCAATATGGCATTATTCAGAAACATGCTATAGAACTATATGACTCAGAATATTTGAAAGAAATAGGTGATAAAACAGACGCTAGGGTTAATTCTAATGAGGGTGGTATTAGATCAGTTGATTGTTGGAGATTACCTATTGATACTTCTGTTGGCAATCTTATAAAAAAATATGCTTTAAATTTTAACTCTGTTTTTAATTATAAGATATCTAATATTGGTGATATTCAATATCTTGAGTATAAGAAAGGTGACTACTATAACTGGCACTCTGACATTAGTGATGGTATAGCCTCAACTAGGAAAATTAGTATTAGCTGGTTGCTTAATGATGATTTCACTGGTGGAGAATTAGTTTTTAAACATGGTGGAGATGAGTACATAGCAAAAACAGGAATTAGTGCTGGTGAGCCTAATATGATTGGTTTTACAAGTTTCTATACTCATAAAGTCAATCCAATTAAATCAGGCGTAAGAAAATGTATTGTAGCTTGGGTTCATGGTGAATCTTGGAGATAAATTAATAAACTTGGAGATAAAAAAATGAGTGATGTAAATATAAGTGAAGTAATAAACAAATTGAATGATAAAAACAATGAAGAAAAAAGTAATTTATTAAATGATATTTTTAAAGATATAGTGTCAATAGTAGATTCTAAAGAAGATAATATTGATGATAAGCTAGACGCTTGTCTAATGAAAATATCGGTATTTAATAATGTGATAGGTAAAGAGGAGTTCTTAAAAGGTTTAATTAAACCTAAATTAAGAGAATCACTTGAATAAAGGGTTGGCGCTTTTTAAATCTAATCTTTCAACTTTGAGTTCGATCAGCTCAACCCTCGTAACCACACTATTGAGCTGATCGTTCAAGGGTTTAACATCAGGCATACTTCTTGACTCTAGTTTAGCTACTTTTTCCAAAATAGTACCTTGCTGAACAGCAAGACCACCTAAGGTAAATAGTAAACCTATAATTCCGAGCCACTCTTTTATACCTAAATCACCCATATTAATCTCTTTCTAAAATCCTAATTTTATCATTAATTTCTTGTAGTTTTGTTTGATAAACATTGAGAGGGTCAAAATATGTACCCTGATTCTTAGCCACCAAATTTCTCCCATCAACATATCTTCTCGTTTCATAAAATTCACCACCATTAAATATTCGTTTATTAAACACATTATTATCTGACTTGTAATAGCTGTCAATATTTATATTACTAACCATTGCTTTAGCTAGTATTTGTTGGGTTGCAATTAATCTTAAATCAACTCTTGTAATAGTAGCATTTACTTCTTCTATCATATCCTCTACCGAAACCAACTCTTCACTTTCAGTTTCACTTGTATCTCTATCATCTGCAACTCTCTCATCATCAGTGTTAGATGATACTTCATTTTCTTCAGCAACTCTTTCATCTTCATTTTGCTCTTGTACCCTATCTTCTGTGACTGTTTCAGATTCTTCTGTTCTTCTCTCTGATTCGCTATCATCAGGTCTTTCTGCAACTGACTCACTTGGTTCTTCTGTCTGTGTTGTTTCTGATCTAGGCTCTTCAACAGGCTCTCTTTCATCTCTTCCTGATAGTCGATCATCTTCTCTTCTTGGTTCTTCCTGAGTTTCTGTTTCTCTGAGTGCAACTGTATCGCTTTCTCGAATTGGTTGCTCTGTAGTTCCTGTTTCAAAGTTTGTTTCATAGATTTCCTCGTTAATTTCTTCTCTGATTGTTTCTGTTGTTGTAATTTCTTGGATTTCTCTTGTTTCAAAGACAATTTCTTGCTCTTGGAAATCTGTTGAGAATGTTTGCTCTTCCGATTTATTGTCATAATTAACCTCTTCTATTTTAAAAACATCAATGATGCCTTTGTTTATATCTTCTACAGTATCAACAGGCATGATGCTTATTTCTTCTGTAACATATATTTCATTTTGTATTATTGGTTCAAATGTAACTTCTTCTATTGATGCAATGGGTATAAATTCTATTTCCTGAACTGTATCTTTAAAAGTTGAGTTTATTGTATTTAATTGTTGTACCTGATCTGTGTTTAATAAACTGTGTTCTACTATTAGAGTAGGATTTTTTAAGTCTATGGCTCTATGAGAAGTAGACTGTGATGATTCGCTAAAGTTAAATCTTACTTTAATATCATAGTCACTTTGATTATTAATCCCTTGTATGTAGCTATCTGTATAAGTTTCATAGCTACCACAATTATATCCATTACAACCTGATATGAAAATATCTCTTTTTTGAGTAGTGATTGAACCATTTGAATCTGTTATGGTTTGAATCATCTCTATTTGCTGATCGTGGGAGTTCCAACCCCACATATCAGCGCCAAGCGTTGAAGTCCAACCACCATTGATTTGTGATTGATTGAGTGTATCTCCTAGTGTAATAGTGTTTTCTATAAAATCCCCATGAACACCAGCAACAATGCTGTTGCCATGATTATGTGATGGGTCTGTGCAAGTCCAACCATTATGTTCTTGATTGTTATTAAAGAATTGCTGTGGAATTAAATTACCAGTAGTTTCTGCAAATAAAGTCAAAGGAAATAATAATATTAAATATCTCATTCTCTTATAGGTTCGTAAATCCATATCTCATTAGCTCCATAAACTTTCATCTCACCTAATGTGACCGAGTGTTTCGTAGCGCAACTAGTTAAAATTAATGATAATAGTATTGCTCTAATCATTCCAAGTCATAGATGGTTTGTTATTATCAATTTGTGAATTATTTTTTTCTCTCATGTTTAAAATCTTCATAGCCTCTTCACCGATATAACTTTTACCCTCGTATAAAATTGGACAGGGTGTTCCTGATATTCTTAGCGCATTTTTAACCATAGGCATTTCTTCACAAAGTAACGATATTGAGGCGATACTTAAACCCATTTGTTTAAGGAGTTTAGCAGTCTTCCTGACAGAACACTCCTTGTCCTCGACATAAGTTCCAATGGCAATACCTAATGATATTGTGCTGGTTGAGCCTGTGATTGGTATTAAACAACTATCCTGACCATATGAAGACAGTGATGGCGCATTAGCTGTATTAACAGCAGTTTTTGTTTGCGCATTTGTTGTGTTAGTAGTCGTACTATTGCTAGAACTACCTGATTGATAGGTCGTGGTTTCTTCTTGAGAGTAACCACCCGATATACTAGTGTTCGTACCACTTTGATTAGTTTGATTAAGGTCAGTAGCACCATTTGAAGTTGTATCTGCTCTAGCCTCTAAAGATAACAACAGGCACAAAACAAAAAGTATACCAACGCCTTTTAAAATAAATTTCCAGTCCATAATCAAAATAACCACTCTAAAATTAATACTGCAATGCTCATTATACCAATAAATTCTACAACTGAAATCTCAGGTCTTAGATATTTTGTTTTTATTTTTTTTTCTAAAAACTCAGGAAATCCAACTACTAAGATTGAAAATATAAGAGCAACTAAAAAAGCAGTTGTTATACTGTTCATTATTTTGCTTTAGCGATTGAGCTACCCATGTAAAGACCAATAATTGATATAACTACATTTTTGTGCATTTCTAAAAATGGCATACCATTAATTTCTTTCCATACCATATTGGTAGATTCAGTGCTGAATAAAAACCAGTCTGAACCTGTCGTAACTTCTGTTTGTATATATATTGGCACATTAAATATCAAAGGAGCTATCATTGGCACTATTATGATTGCAAAAATGCAACTCAGCGCTATTATTCTGCGAGTCATAGCAAAAAAGTTTGCATCACCCATTTGTCTAACTTTATCTCTTGATTTTTCAACAAACTTATTTTGTTGCATCATCATCTTCATTTGCTCTTGTTGAGCATTAGCTTTAGCTCCAAATATTTGCATTATTCCACCGAGCAAACTTGAGCCTAATAAATTTAAAACTTCAAATCCCATTATGAATTCCACCATGTTAAAAATCCAATAGCAACAGTTCCAAGAAATGCTAATGTTTTGAATACGCCTCTACCTTGAGCTACTATTTGTTTCAGCTCAACGATATCTCTTGTATTTAGATCAACTGATTTTTTAAGACCAATAATCTCACGCATTAATATTTCATTTGTTACTTTCATAATCAAAGTCTATCTGATTTAAAGGCATAAAAAAAGAGTCATATTACTGTGACTCTTCATAAATAAACTTAGATTATCAACCAAATAAAGGACATAATGGGTTTGACTAATAACCCAATATGTATTAATGTTAATAAAAACGAGAGGTTATATATGAAAAAACCGAGTATAGGCGATTTAATTGAGCATACTGAACCATGTTTTGCTAGAACCAAGACTGGTAAAGTGGTTCAATTACTTTCAGATCAGTTTGTATATAAAACATTAAGTTCTACTGAAGATGAAAAACATTTTTATCCAAAAGATGGACATGGTATGTGCATGTATTCTGAAGACTGGAAAACTATAAAATAAACATTTCCTTGTTGGTGGTAGCAAAATAATTTGTTACCACTTAAAGGAATATTTAAAGGAGTAAATTATGGACATTGATAAAATCATAAATGAGTGCAGGAACAGGTGTATCTTATATAAGGGTGGTAAACTACCAAAAGAAAATTATAGCGAAAAAGATTATCAATCTGATTCTGCTGTAGCTGATTATTATACAAACTTAAAAAAACTAGAGAAAAAAAATGTCTGATGTAATTAACAAACCCACTCACTATAATCAAGGCAAGATTGAGGTGAGTGATTTTATTATAGATCAGAAGATGAATTTCCTAGAGGGTAACATAGTCAAATATGTTTCTAGGTATAAAACAAAGAATGGTTTGGAAGATTTAAAAAAGTGTAAATGGTATTTGAATAAACTAATAGAGGTAATAGAAAATGAATGAAACACAAGTGAAAGAAGAGATGAAAAATATACTTGATATATTTGAAGATATTTTGACTGATTATGGTTGTGATAAAAAAGATATTGAAGAAACCAGTTATCATAGAAAATTTAAAAAATTATTAAGAAATCACAATATCGGGAATATTGAAAAAGCTATTTTAGATTGTGAATATTATTTAGACCCTGAATTTTTAAGAAAAAAGAAAATAAATTTTTCAAACGATACAGTAAGAGTTAACAACTATCTTGATAAAATAGGTGGTACTTTATATAACAGAAAATTTAGAGATGAGGATTAAAATGAAATCACAAAATGAACAAATACTAATTGACTTGCTCAAAGGTAAAAAGATAAATCCTTTAATGGCTCTATCTAAATATAATTGTTTTAGATTAGCCAGTAGAATCAATGATTTAAGGTCAGATGGTTATAGTATCGAAACAAGAATGATGAATAACTCTGATGGTAAGAGGTTTGCTGAGTATTATTTGGAAGAAAAAAGCAAATAACCTATATTGGTAGCAATTTTAAATAAAAGGTCAAATTCGAGCTATTATAGAGCCTCTGAGCAACTAAATGAAATGCCATATAAAGATACTCTATCAGCGTTCCAAGTTAGATCATTAGAGTCCATTCTCATAATTGCTTGAGCATTGGTATAATTAATAGTGTTCTCATCAATTAACGCTGTTTTCAAAGGTGGTTCTATCTCTACTGTAGCTTGACCAGCTCCATTAGAGGTGCAGTCTGCTGTAACCATATGTAGTTTTTGAGTAGCTCCCGAACTAAATTGAATATAATCACCAACTTTAAATATGACTGTGCTGGTAGTAGCGCCTTGAATTGCTATAGAATATGCTCCAACCGAGTGTGCGCCATTAACATTAGGAGAAGATTCTAACCCACCTCTGATAGTTTTAGCATCAGGGTCGCCAAGTTTAAATGTTCCTAATCTACCATGTAACTGCATAAAGAATACTTGCCATGCAACAGCATCTTCTCTTTTCATAGGTGGTAATTTAACTGTAGTAGACCACTGAGAACCACCAAAATCAACTGCTTGGCTACCATAAGTAAAAGGAGAAGTAGCAACTGCTACAGTTCTTTTAATAGTCCATTCACTAGTCGTAAAATTACTAGGACTGGTAGGCATTGTTAAAGGATAGCTAGGTTGAGTCATTATGCACCAAACGCCCTAGAAAATGCACCACCACGAGTTCTTGCCTCTGCTACAGCAGTTACAGTTTCTTGTTTTATTTGTGGCATGAGTGACATTACTTCTGCTCTCACTGTTGATACGATTCCTGTACTAAAATTTAAGTTTTGATTTATTGTAACACCTTGACCACCCATTTGGTTATTTGGAATGATATGTCCACCACCAGTAGGCATAAACATCTCTGCTCCTCTTTCTCCTACCATAACTGGAACATTAGGAGCAACATATCCACCTTTAGCTTTTCCACCACCACTAAAATATGCTCCAGCAACACTACCTATTACATCACCTAGTCCAAAACTTCCACCACCAGTTACTCCTGATAATGATTCTTTTAAACTTCTTATCATAGGCTCAATTATTAAGATTTGAGCAATAGTAGCAACTATTGCAGAGGCTACATCTATAAATATATTTTTCATTGCATCACCAAAACTTTCACCCTCAACAACTGCTTTACCTAATGCTTGAGAGATATCTTCACCTGCATCATCAAAAGTTTTACCAACTTTATCTGTTATATCTTTAATCTCATTCTCTGTAGCAATAATAATCTCAAATGCCTCATTAGTTTTTAAAATTGCATCAGAAATAGACTCTTGTATTATTCTATAAGCCTCGCCACTTTCCATTAATTTTAGTAATTGTAAATCTTGTTCACTTAACGCCTCTGCACTTCTGTTATATTGTTCTTGTGCCTCTCTATCTGACTTTCTTATCTTTTCCAATACACCTGTTAACTCATTATATGCTAGAATTAAACCAGTTAATGATAGGAAAAGTGCATTTGCACGTTTAATAAAGTTAAATATTGCAACTCCAACTGCACCTAGCAATACAGCACCTAATGCCTTTAGTGCTGTGGTCAGTTCTTCAATATTATCTACTATAAATTCTAAAGCATTACCTAAATCTTTACCTATACTTCTTCCGAAATTTTCTATTACTGTTGCTGAATCCTCTAAAGATTTATTCATTTTTTTAAGGTTTTCTTTTAATACAACTGTGAATTCATCTGATATTGCTTTTCTAAACTGGAACATTTTATCTTCTAGCATTGATAAAGTACCTGTTAAAGTATTAGCTAAATCATTGGTTACATTTCCAAACTCGCCACCTTTACCAAATTTTTCTTTAAATGCCTTTATGGTTTGACTAGCTGAAACTTCTGCTCCTGCTGAGAAACCGAGCATTGATCTAACGCCTCGTTCTCTGAATACGTCTGCTGATGCAATACCACCTGCAAATGATCTTTGTATTTGCTCTGCTGTCTGAGTAAAGTCTAGTCCAGTTGCACCTGCAACATTACCTGTAATTTCTAATATGTCTGCTAGTTCTTCTGCATCTTTAGCAACAACAGCTAAGTTTCCTGATGCTTGTTGTATATCATTTAGAGTAAAAGGAACACGACCTGCAAATTTGACCATTACATCAAACGCTTTAGCACCCTCTTGAGCTGTGCCAAATAATGCTTTTAACCTAACTTGTAAATCTTCAATCTGTCGACCAACATCTACAACTTTTTTAATCTGAATAGCACCAAATGCACCAGCTAATAAACCACCAAAAAGAATAACTCTCTTGCCTACTCTATCAAGAGTGCCACCTAATTCATTAAAGGATTTACTCATCTTTCCTGAAGATGATTTGATTTGATTGTTAGCTTTATTTAAACCCTTTTTAAGGTCGCCTAAATCTGCCTCAATCTTTACTACTAGTCTGTCTAATTCTGTTGCCATATATTAATAATCAGGATATCTTTCCTTTAGTTTTTCTAGTTCTGCCTTAGTCATAGGTTCAGATTTCTTACCTGTATTATATTCTTTAAAACCATTAATGGCTATAGTGATTTCTTTAATTGACATACTCCATACCTCTGAGGGTGGCAAGTGCATCATTCCGATAAGAATTTCTAGCCACCGATCAACAGGTAAGTATTCATCTGTGCCTAACTTTTTTTTTCTGTAGAAGATTCTTCAGGAGATTCAGAGGCGTTTAAACCAAGAGCAATTAACTCTCCTGTTAGTTTTATACCCTCAATAATTCCTATTTGATCTACAATACCTTTGATATCGTTATCTTTAACATCATTACCACCTGCTCTTATTGCAAGAGTTAGTATACTTATACATTCAGTTAAAGTTAGATCACCACCTGCTAATCTATTGCCTAATTTAAGAAGAGAACAACCTAGCGCATTCTCAATTCTTATCATAGTGTCCAATGACATACGAGCTTTATAGCTTACATCATTTGGAAAGTTTAGTAGTTTTTCTGCCTTTATTGGATTTATGCTCATTTACCTTTACCTCGATTTTAATTGTTTCATCTCTATCACCCACATTATCCAAAGATAATACAGGTGATGTTTTTCCATCAATAGTTACTTCAAGAGTGTTTTCATATCCTTTAAAAAAAGGTATTTCAATTTTATTGCCATTGACAAGGCAAGTATATTCTTTTTCATTAATAGATACTTTATGTTCAATCCACATATTATACAGTCGCTATTGTTACTGCACCAGCAGATTCAAAGCTCATAGAATATTGAACTGCATCATTATAAGTACCACTATACTCAACAGCAGTTACTTGGAAACTTCCAGTAAATGTATTGAAATCAGGTACTAAAAATTGAAAATTACTAAATGTTGTTGCTGAAAATGCTGTTAAAACAGATTGTTCAGATGCTCCATCTGTAAATACTCCACTTCCTGAAATAGAAAATGATTTAATTCCTGCATTTACTAGAAGAGTTCTTACTCTTGCCGAATCTTTATTTGTTACATCAATAGTTTCAGAATTGATAGATATGCTTGTATCTCTTAGACCTGCTACAGTTGTAAAAGTTTCAGGTGAACCAGCGTTACCAATTTTGACTAATAATGCACTACCTTTTTGTACTGCCATTTATATTACCTCTTAAATTAACTATCAAATATAGTGAAATCTATATTCACTATACCATGTCTTGTTATCCCATCAACTTCTGTTAATGTGACTGTGTTCACAACATAGCTCATAATACTACTTGCGCCACTTACGCTTATTGTAGCATTATTCAATAGATTGTAAATTCTTTCCATTATTTCCTTGATTTCTTTCTGTCCACGATATTGTGACCATACATCAATATCAACATTATAAATATTACCATCAAGGGTTTTTGTGCCAACATCTCTGATTGTTTCAAGACCAATAATCACATAAGGATATGCTGTATCTTGAGGAGCTATGCTGTCAAATATCTTATTATTACCGACTAGACTATCCAAATTGCTATCTCCTGATAACAGAGAAAATATAGCTGATTGTAAATCGAATGAATGATATCCCATTATCTAACCTTTGCTGGTGAAACCTTAATTGGTTTAAATTGTTTATCTATAGAAACTTGTTTAGCAATTTTATTAGCAAATATTCTTGCTTTGTTGTATGCAATAGACTCATCTCCCATAAATGGTCGATCTAACACAAGTTCTAATCTTGCTGAATAGTCCATATTAGACATAACTGTAGCAGTAGGTTGATTACCTGCTGTTGCAAGTCTAGTTGTAATAGAATTAATTAATCTTCCAGTATCTATAGCTGGTGGATTACCTGCTGATGATGCAACATGAGTTTTCTTGCCTCTTGGGTATTCTCTACCATCTTTAGGTGTTTGTTGCATACCTCTCATAATGTCATTTCTAAAATTAGTTGCTACTCTGTTTACATGGCGTGAGGCATTTAACTGATAAAGTTTCTCAGCGTTTTTTGTATTCTTCTCTATGTTAGAAAACATAGAAATAGTTATACCTTGTTTAGCCATTATGTAGCTACTCCCTCAGTTGTTATTATTTCCTGATATCTTTCTTTGCCCTCATCAATTATTTGTATGCTGGTGATATCAAATGCTTTAGACCTATAATATAACCTATATTTGGGTGTTAATGCTGAATAGTACCTGATTGTAAACTTAAATCCTTGTGTTGCTCTTAACTGATCTCCAAATAGACCCTCTGAGCCTGATAATGGCTCTACTTTAGACCATACTGTTGTTTGTGTTGAATAGGTTGATGATTGACCACCACCTGCATCTATAGACCCACCAAGAGTTTGCAAAGCGACTCTATTTCTAAACTCGCCTAAGTACATTATCTCATTCCACCATAGTGTGAAGTGCCTCTGTATGGATTAGTTGATAGTTGTCTTACTACAAAAGGCTCTAACAATGATGTTGCTGAATAAGGAGTTTTAATTGCTTTCTCATCATCTCCTCTTCTTTCAAATAAATAACTTCCATATATTAGACATGCTTGTTTTATTTGCATAGGAACAGCAGTATTATCGCCATAACCAGCAGTATATTTAATTTAAATACCATTAACTGGTCTTAATCCAGTTGGGTAAGATACTCCAGTCTGTAAAGTAAATTTGCTAGGTTGACTGGCATTATCTAGTCGATAGTTAGAAGTAGCCCAAGTTGTAGCGCTATCATCATCTGCATAATATTTAACATGATTAATAGCTGATACTGGTGATTTAGGTAATATAATATTTCTTCTTGAAAAGTCTTGATCTATACCTAAGTAAGAACCCTCTTGTATTCTTACATCAACATCATAAATAGTATCTATAAACAACTCATAAGTTGTCGTGCATAAAGTTCTATTAGTATATTCTTTCGCCCATGAATCTACTGTCTGCTTGATAATATTTAAAACTACATCATCATCTGATGAATCTACTTTTAAATATGCTTTTAATTCAGCTAAAGTTATTGCTGAATCTGTTTGAGCTGTATGTACTTTTAAACCTGCCACTTAATCTCTCTTAACTTGGTTTGGGGTTGTTATCTTTAACTGATTTAATATGTGTATACCATGAGCCTGTTTTAGCAGAATCTCCAAACTTTCCTGCTTCTATATCTTTAAAGAGCATATCAAGTTGCTCCCCTAATCTTCCATAAACAGTTTTAGTGTTCTGATTTGTGTCTTCATCTAAATAACCTGCTGTTCTATACGTAGCATATCTTTTTGCTTCATTAGCAGTCTGTCTTTCTGCTCTTGCATTAGCTGACTCAACAGACTCATCTTGTTCTGTTGTATTTCC